CCTATTGATTTTGTTGATAAAATAACAAAAGAACTATTTACTAGAGGACTGCTAGTCGAAAACTACGAGCCTGTTAGGATAGAGAAGAGAAGAGAAGAGAAGATAAGAGAAGATATATATGTCGTTAAAACGACCAATAGGTTTGAAGAGTTTTGGTTAAGCTATCCTAATGTCAGAAAGGTCAATAAGAAAACATGTATGGAAAGATGGGCTAATAAAAACATTGACGCTATAGCAGATGAAGTGATAGGGTATGTAAACAAAATGAAAGATACTCAATCATGGAAGGATGGATTCTCACCAGCTCCATTAACGCTACTTAACCAGGAGAGATGGAATGATGGTGACGTGCAACAAGTTCGTAAAGTTTGGGAAGGTGGAATATGAATTTAGGTGAAGTCATTGATAATCTCACAGTAAGCCAAGCAACGGTTCAAGAGTTTTACAATGATGGATATGCTCATGCAGAATTCAAAGTAAAGTCAAGTGATGTATTTGAGTCTGACTTGCATAAATACTTTACAGAAGATATTTTTGCTGGTAGGTCATTGGGTTGGATAAAGACTGAAGAAAAATTTAGAGTTCGTCAAGGGGAATTAATTTTGGCAACCGGACCCAGCGGACATGGCAAATCTATGTGGCTATCTCAAGTTGTATTATCTCTAATGAAACAAGACACAAAATGCTTGATTGCGAGTCTTGAGATGAAACCTGTTCTCACTCTTAGTCGCATGTTAATTCAGACATTAGGTTCACCAGAACCTACACCTGAGTATATTTCTGCGTGGGTTAATCGGGCTAAAGATAAATTATTTATTTACGACCAGTTGGGAGTTACAACATCTCAAGATATGTTCAGTACGCTGCACTACGGAAAACACGTCCTCCAATGCGAAGTGTTTATAATAGACAGCCTAATGAAAATGAGTGATATTAGTGAGGAGTCGTTAGAGAACCAAAAATTATTTGTAGATAGGCTATGTACGATATGTCGAGATTTAAACATTACCGTTTTTTTAGTGGCACATACAAGAAAATTAAAATCAGAAGAAGATATCCCTGATGCAACAAGCATCATGGGCAGCAGCCACATTCGTAACCTCGCAGATGCGATATTATGTATTTGGCGGAACAGAACTAAAGAGAGACTTAGGGAGGAAGGTAAAACATCTGAAGAAGATTTGCGTATAATTCCTGATGCAAAATGTATAGTCCAAAAACAAAGGAACGCCCAGTTTGAAGGGAGCTTTAATTTTTGGTATAATCCTAAATCATTAACTTACCAGGAGAGCCCACCTAAATGACCATAAATGATTTTATAAAAGAATGTAAGAAATTGTTTGGAAATGATATAGAATATAAAGCAACCTCTAAAGACGGACAAGTATTTAAAACGAAAGGATGGAGAGATGATAAAGTGGTCGCTAACAAAAGACAACTTGCCAATGCTAGTGGAGAAGTTAAAAGCACTTGACTTTACTCATAGATGGAGAGTAACAGTAACAGATGCTAAACTTAACCGTAGTCTTGAACAGAACGAAAGGTTATGGGAACTGTATTCAAGCATAGGAAACCATTTAGGTATTGAGAAAGATAAAATACATGAACTCATGGGATATAAATTCTTACGATACCAAACAGAAATTGCAGGCATGCCTGTAGAACTTATAAAGTCAACAACTAAACTAACCACAAGTGAGATGACAGAATACCAACAACAGATAGAGGTATGGGGTCAGACTATGGGTTGGGGATGGGATTACTAATGAAAGTATTATCATTGTTTGATGGAATATCATGTGGACGCATAGCATTAGATAAGCTTGGTATTGATTGTGAATATCATGCTTATGAAATAGACGAAAGAGCAAAATTAGTTTCTAAAGCAAATTATCCTAATTCACATTACTATTCAGATGTATTTCAATGTGACGGAAATAAGTTTAAAGGTATTGATTTATTGATAGGTGGTTCACCATGTCAAGACTTATCAGCAGCTATGAAAAATAGACAAGGATTAGCTGGACAAAAATCATCATTATTTTTTGAATATTTAAGGGTGTTCCAGGAAGCACAACCTAAATACTTTTTATTTGAAAATGTAGGTGGAATGAAACAAGAAGATAAAGATGTTATCAGTAAGTTATTTGGTGTAGAACCAATAAGAATTAATAGTAGTTTAGTTTCTGCTGCATTAAGAAATAGATTATATTGGACAAACATACCTAATGTACAACAACCTCAAGATAAAAATATTAAGTTACAAGATATTCTTGAAAGTGGATATACTGATAGAGAAAAAGCTAGAGCTTTACTGTCTTCAGACTCAAGACCTTTAGCTAGTAAAGATAAAATGGTTCGTAGATATAGACAAACAGGATTTACAACACTTATATTTGAAGACCCAAACTTTACTCAAGAAAGTTGTAGATACATGACGCAAATAGAATTAGAAAGATGTATGACATTACCTGATGGCTATACCAAAGTTTTAAATCGCAACCAGGCTGCTCATCATATTGGAAATGGATGGACTGTAGATGTTATTGCACATATATTTAGGAACATGAATGAATTATCGTAACCCTAAACTACTTAAGTTAGCAGATGGAGCACCATGTATGATGTGTTCTATTCAAGACGGAACAATAGTATCTGCACACTCTAATCAATTACGTGATGGTAAAGGAACAGGTATAAAGGGACATGATTATCGTATAGCGTTTCTATGTCACCAATGCCACCACATGATAGATAATGACAAGATGTTAGATAAACATGATAGAATAGCAGCATGGGAAGAAGCACACCGTAAAACTATAGGTTGGTTATTTACTAACGGACATTTGGGGGTAAAGTAATGGGTAAAGGTTCTGGAAGAAGACCATTGTTAATTTCTGAACAAGAAGCACAAGACAACTGGGATAAGATATTTAAGAAGAATAAGAATAGTGATGACGTATCACCACACGCTTATGAATACGAACTCAATAAGTCCACCGGTGATGTAGAGAAAAGATTTAAAGATGGCATATTTAAACCTAACGAAGGTCAATTTGATGGCAACTAGCCCAACGCAGTTAAGTCTTAAAAAGTTACGAGAAGAAGGATACACATGTTGGATTACAGAGCATTGGAATAGTTATGCTAGGATACGTCAAGATTTATTTGGCTTTATAGATATACTAGCTTTAAAGGGAAAAGAAACATTAGCTGTGCAAACAACCACAGCAACAAATATGTCAGCTAGAGTAAAGAAGATAGGTGACCATGAAAACGTAGGTCCAGTTCGTGAAGCTGGTTGGACTATTCATGTACATGGTTGGCATCAAGACGATAAGAAAAAATGGCATTGCAAAGTTAAGGACATATCATGAGTAACACAGATAAAATACTAGCTTACCTTACAGAACCTAGAACTATAAATGAAATAGCACAGCATATAGAATCTAACTATCCCATTACAAAAAATATACTAACAGATATGAGATGTAAAAATATTATTCACTCTTATAAAGATAACGATAATAGACTTATGCACTATTACATTCCACAACCACATCCATTACAAGCTATATTTGGACACACAGCAAACTTTACAGAAGACCATATAAAAGGTGTTATTAGTCATAATGCAGATGATGCTAAACATAACCTTCAACAAAGAACTACACAAGAAACATTTGGGCAAAGCGTAGCTTATACGCTAACACAATATGATTAGTATGGAACGTCTATTGTCCATCCTAGAGGATTGGGCTTTATGGATGAAGTCGGATAATCACCGTTTGGGTTATCCATCTAAAAGCATAGGTATGTCATCCGGTGGTGAGTCAACTTCAGAAGCGTTTGAAGAGATGTGTTCAGCTCAGGACATGAGTAATATTAGAACTATACACGCTATCGTGCATAGCTTAGAACAAGGACAACAAGACGCTATTTATGCTAAATACTTGGGAGCTAAGCCACCTTTAGCCTTTTACTGGCAATTAGATATGGCATACGATAACTTGCTTACAATAGCAGAAAGACGAATAAACGCATAATGTTGTTGAACAGAAATACTGTTTCGTGCTATAATAGCGCCTATATGGGCAACTCCTGCCTACTAATAACGTAATCCCACAAAAGCCTGACTGCACTCTCTCCGTGGTTGGGCTTTTTCTTTTATGAAACTATCTATTTGCGAACAATGTGGTGAACCATTTGACTTCACCGAGTATAGCCTATGTAATGATTGCAGATATGACCATAGATTTATTAAATTAAGGAAAGATAATGAAAGCAAAGACGAAAGCATCAAAGAAAATCAGCAAAGTGATGAAAGAGTTTAAAGCAGGTAAGTTGCATAGTGGTTCTAAAAAAGGTCCAGTAGTAAAATCTAAAGCTCAAGGATTGGCAATCGCACTTAGCGAAGCTGGTCTATCTAAAAAGAAAGGTAAATAATTATGCCAATGGTAAAAACAAAAAGTGGAGTTAAAGCATTTCCTTACACTTCAAAAGGTAAAATGGAAGCTAAAGAATACGCAAAGAAAACAGGCAGCAAAATGGCTGCTAAACCTATGAAAAAGGCAGCTAAACGTGGCAAGTAAACCTGGTCTCTATAGCAATATCGCTGCTAAACGTGCTAGAATAAAAGCAGGTTCAGGAGAAAAGATGCGTAAAGTAGGTTCTAAAGGTGCACCTACTGCTATGGCATTTAAACAATCAGCAAAGACAGCTAAGAAAAAGAAATGAGTGCAGCTTGGCAAAAGAAAGCAGGTAAGAACCCTAAAGGCGGTTTAAACGCTAAGGGTCGTGCATCATACAACAAAGAAACAGGTGGCAATCTAAAAGCACCTGTAAAGTCAGGTGATAATCCTAGACGTGCATCATTTTTAGCTCGTATGGGTAATATGCCAGGACCAGAACGCAAACCTAACGGTGAACCAACAAGACTATTACTATCCCTAAAAGCATGGGGAGCATCTAGTAAAGCAGATGCAAAAGCAAAGGCAAAGAATATTAGTTCACGCAACAAAAAGAAATGAATTGGTTATACATACTTTTAGCTGTTATAGCTGACATAGCACTATTAGTGAATGT